ATTTGATGGTGTTCAAAGAGACTTCGGAATTACAAGTAATAATCAAACTTTCTCTGGACTAAGCGATGATAATGCAGTTGTATTGATTAATAATGTATTCCAACCTCCAGTTTCTGTTTATAACATAACAGAACCTTCCGGAATTAACAGTCTTTCCTTTGTAGGAAATCCAGATATTCTTGGATATGATGTTGGAGTCTCTAGTATGCCTAGAGGTGGTGTTATTCAAGCTATTGGATCTACAGAAGGTTTAGGATATCAACCATTAATAGGTGCTGGTGGTACTGCAACAATATCTGGAGATGGTACTGTTAGTAGCGTTAGCGTTTCTCAAATCGGAAGTGGATACAGAGCGCAAGAGCAATTTGAGATTTCTACAAGAGTAAATCATCCAATCGCAATTGGAGCTACTACAATATATCTCGGCAATGTAAATAGCGTATTTGATATATTGAGTTTGGTTAATGATGGTACAAACTGTAAGGTTTCTATCGGAACTGCAGCATATGCTACTCCAATTGTTAGTGTTGGTAACACCTTTGTAACCATTGGAACAGGTGCAACCTTGAGTTCTGCAGTTGCAGGAGGAACTTTAGTAAGTATTGCAGTTACCAATCCTCCAATGGGCATTGTTAACGTTAGTGCTGCTACCAGTTCTATTAGTCAAGGAGCATTACCAGGACTCACTTATGATGTATTAGATGCGACATATAATCCAGAATCTGGATTCCTGATTATGACTCTTCCAAAAGGACATGAATTTAATCAGGGTGATTATATTAGACTTAAAGACAATGGTTTGTATTTCACTTGTGCTAGTGATAATAACACTGCAATTAAGTCATATCCTAGACCAAATCTTGATTATAATGCATGGCAGAAATCTCTAAGACTTGAAGAAGTTTCGGATCAAGATGTTACCGTTTTTGTTGGATTATCAACCTTTAGATATTTTGATGTTTCTCATGCAGTTTATAATCATGCTAATGGTGATTTGACTCTTAGTATTGGTGATCATAACTTTGTTGTTGGTAGAGGTATCTCTCTAGCAGACGATTCCTTAACTTTCACATGTGCTCTTGATGGTCATACAGCACAAAAAACTTATCCTCGCGCAGGTGCAGGAAGCAGTGATTATGCATATCAAAGAACTCTTGATATCACTGGTGTAGCAGGAACAACTATAACTGTTAATGTTCATGAAGTTCCTGGAAATCCAGTAAGTTCTGGTGGTATTCATACCTTTGTAAGTGCAACTTCAAATGCAGTTATTGCTGGTGGTCAATATGCACACACATTCACTGGTATTGCTACCGCTGCTATTATCGGTGCAGCATCTACATTTAAACAGCATATTGGTTTTGCTACTGTTATTACTGGAACAGGAAGAATCTCTACAGATGTAACGGTTACAAATCCAGGTTTTGGATTAACGTTTGCTAATATGAACTTGGAGTTTGATCAACCACGTCCTTATTCAAATGTTCCTTTGGTTTACAGTGCTGATTCTCCTAATGCTGGAGTAGGAACATTTGCTTCTATTAACATCATTGTTGGTAACGGATCTAGCATTAGAGACGTTGAAATGGTTAATCTTGGATACAGATATGGAAACAAGGAAATCCTAACCGTTCCTACGGGAGGATTAACAGGTATTCCAACTTCAGGAACGTTTAGAGAGTTCCAACTTACCGTTGAAAGAACTCATGGAGATACTTTCAATGCATGGTCTATCGGTCAATTACAACTTTTAGATAATCTTGAAAGTTACATTGATGGTAAGAGGAAGTTGTTCCAGTTGTTCTTAGGTGGAGATAGTATTTCTATTATTGCTGCACCAAATTCTAACATTAATATTGAAGATACTCTCTTAATATTCATTAACGATGTTCTTCAAATTCCTAATGATTCATATGTATTCAATGGTGGTTCTACAGTAAGATTCTTGGAAGCTCCAAGACTTGGAGATAAGATGACTATTATCTTCTATAAAGGTAATGGTGATAGTGATGTTAGAACCGTTGATATTATTGAAACTGTTAAATCTGGTGATACTCTAAAAATTACCAGTGATGATCCTATCATAGTAGAAGATAGAAGAACTGTTTCTGATGTTCCTACCTCGGATATTGCAGTAACTCTGCCATACTTTGGACCAGGAAATATTGAAGATCCTAATATACAAAGACCTGTTGTTTGGTGCAAACAAACAGAGGATATGTTGATTGATGAAAAACTTGTATCTAAGGCAAGAGTATTCTATGAACCAAATATTGCTCCTAATGCTTCCTTAATTAACTCTGTTGGTATTGGTTCCACGGTATTCTATTGTGATTCTATTAGACCAATATTCAACCAAAATAATGAATCTAGTGTAAGTCTTGCTTTCCAAAATAAAGTTAATATTTACAAATACGGAGTACAAGTAGGAGCATCTGCTACTGCTACAGTTTCTGCTGCAGGAACCATATCTGGTCTAACATTAACAAATGCTGGAGAGGGATATGAATCAGTTGTAGTAAGTATTGCTAGTACCGTTGGTATCGCAACAACAAACACTACAGCAACTGCTACTGGAACTGTTGGAGCAAGTGGAACTATTTCCGCACTTACAGTTACTAGTGGTGGTGTTGGTTATTCAACTATCACTCCACCCGCAGTTCTTATTTCTCCACCTACGATTACTAAGGAGACTGTAGAGGTATTTGAATATAGTGGTGATGAAGGAAGAGTTGTTGGAATTGCAACAACAATGGTTGGTTCTAATTTCCATATGGTCTTCGATCTGTATTTACCAGATAATGCATTCAATGATACCACTAATGTTTCAACTGCGTTAACTGTTACTCAATTAACGCAAGGTGATTACTTCAAGATTAGTAACTCTAATATAGGTGCGGCAACTACATCCATAAAATCATTTACCGGAACTGGAACAACGATTGGAATAGGAACGCAGTTCTTTGATAATGTTTACTATGCTAATAACGTTTTAACTGTTATTAAGAGTGTAGCAGGAGTTTCAACTGCTGTTAAGAGGGTTCAAGTTAGAGTTCAGGATAATTTCCCTGCTGGTTATGATTTTACTGCAAATTCTGGAATGACTACTATAGGGGAATACTTTGGAGATTATTCTTGGGGTAAAGTTATTGTTGAATCAAGAACTGTATCTACAGCATATACTGGAAATACAAGTTCTGGAGTTGGTGGATTATCAACATCTCCACAGATTATTAGATTCGCACCTCTAAAATATACGAATTATAATTGATAAATAACTAAAAATCTATGTCAAAATGGCAGCAATTATAACTGATCAAATTAGATTATTGAATGCAAAAAACTTTGTTGCTGGTATCAACACCAGCAACAATGCTTATTATACCTTCATTGGATTGCCTAATCCTACTGATTTTAGTAGTGCCTGGAATACTACTCCACCATCTCCCAGAGATAGTTTTAATCAGGAGAATGATTATTGGGATACTATGGTTGCTCTTAAGAAGATTGCATCTTCAGATGTTATGAGAGTGATTCCCAAAAGAACTTGGGCATCTGGATCTAAGTATGATATGTATCGCCATGACTATAGTATAGATAAGACTGCTCCGGTATCGGGATCTGCAACGTTATATAGTTCATTCTTCTATGTAATGAACAGTGAATTCAGGGTTTATGCCTGTCTTCAAAATGGAACGAGTCCTGATAATCCAACTGGAAAACCATCTTTGGATGAACCAACATTTACTGATCTAGAACCAAGAGCAGCAGGTTCTAGTGGTGATGGATATATTTGGAAATATCTTTATACTTTATCTCCTGCAGATATTGTAAAGTTTGACTCTACAGATTTTATTCCTGTTCCAAATGATTGGGAAACATCAACAACTAATGCTCTTGTAAGAGATAACGCTGTTGATGGATCTATCAAGATTGTTACCGTTACGAACAAAGGTGCTTCTGTAGGATCTGCTAACGTTCAGTATAACAATATTCCGATTAAGGGTGATGGGCAGGGTGCAACATGCACTATCACAATTGATGAAAACGCTCAAGTTTCTGACGTTCAAGTTTCAAATCAAGGTTCTGGATATACTTTCGGATATGTTGATATTGATGCGGGTGGAGTTCCTACAGGGACTACAAGACCAGTTTTCAATGTAATTATATCTCCACAAGGCGGACATGGACACGACATTTATAGGGAGTTGGGTGCCTTTAATGTTCTCTTATATTCTAGAATTGAAAATGATTCTGAAAACCCAGATTTTATTACCGGTAATTCTTTTGCTAGAATTGGTGTTGTAGAAAATCCCACAGAATTTGGTTCAACAATTATTTTAAATAAAGAAAAAGCATCTGCTGTCGGGGCATTGAAACTTGTTGGCGCTGGATATAGTAGTGCTATTTTTACAGAAAATTCCACAATAGTTCAAACTGTAGCTACAGGAACAACTGCAACTGGGAGAGTGGTGAGTTATGATCAGACAACTGGAGTATTAAAGTACTGGCAAGATAGATATCTTGTGGGATTTAATACTGATGGATCACAGAATAATGAACCTAGTTATGGATTTGATGAAACAGAGTTTACAAGTTCCCCTGATGATGGTGGTGATTTATTAATTGCGCCTACAACTGGACAGACTTTAAGCATTGATTCTGGTTACACGGGTTTAAGCACCGTAATAAATAATAGAACATATTACTTTGGATTAACCTTTACAGAGGGTCTTGCAAGTCCAGAAGTTAAACACCATTCTGGAAATATCATTTATGTTGATAATAGACCCTCAACTACGAGGTCGGTAAATCAAAAGGAAGACATAAAAATCATCTTGCAGTTCTAAAGAATTATGCCTCAACAAACTAACCTCAACGTATCGCCATATTTTGACGATTTTAGTGCGTCCAATGACTATCATAAGGTTTTATTCAAACCGGGATATCCTGTTCAGGCAAGAGAACTAACAGGACTTCAATCTATATTACAAAATCAGATTGAAAGATTTGGACAACACTTCTTTAAAGAAGGATCTAAAGTTATTCCAGGAAATACGGGATATAATCAGTTATATTATTGTGTACAATTAAGAAACTCCTTTCAAGGAGTTCCTGTTTCAGCGTATGCAACTCAATTAATTGGAACTAAAATTTCTGGAGAATCTTCTGGCGTAAGTGCAGTTGTTGATAGCGTTCTTCTCCCTCAAAACTCAGAGAGAGGTGCTTTAACACTTTATGTTAGTTATTTGAGTTCAAATACTGCTAATAACGAATCTCAAACCTTCCTTGATAATGAAAATTTAACTTGTAGTGAAATTATTAATTCCACTTTGTTAGGAAACTCTACAATTCCTGCAAATAGTCCCTTTGCGGTTACAAGACCTGATAATGCAGCTGCTACGGGTAGTTCTTTTCAGATCCAGCAAGGTGTCTACTTTATTAGAGGTTACTTTGTAAACGTAGCATCCGAAACTTTACTCTTAGATCAGTATTCCAATACTCCAAGTTATAGAGTTGGTTTGCAGATAGAAGAGGATTTAATTACCTCTCAATTAGACGAATCTCTTAACGATAATTCTCAAGGATTTAATAACTATGCTGCTCCAGGTGCAGATAGGTTAAAAATTTCAGTAAGTCTCTTCAAAAAGGCATTAGATGATTTTGATGATAATAATTTCATCGAACTAGCAACAATTGATTCTGGTGTTTTAAGAACTCAGATAAAAGGTGGCGCAGCAGGTGCAGGAAATTTATATCAAAACGAATTAAACGATATATTAGCAAGAAGAACTTTCGATGAAAGTGGTAATTTTACAGTAAATCCTTTTGATGTTTCTGTAGTAGAATCTTTAGATAATAATCTTGGAAATAATGGTTTATTCCAACAGGAAGATTTTACTTACGGAGGACAAATTCCTAGTGATGATTTAGGAATTTATAAGATTTCGACTGGTAAATCCTATGTAAAAGGATATGAGATTGAAACGACTTCTCCAACATTCATAGATTTTGATAAACCAAGAACCACCAAAGATGTAGACGATGAATCTTTAACTTATAATACAGGATCTACACTAAAGGTAAACAGAGTTTATGGTGTTCCTAGTATTGGTATAGGTAATACTTATGTATTAAGTTTAAGAGATAAGCGTGTTGGATCTAATCAAGATAGTGCTCCTGGTGCAGAAATTGGCGTAGCAAGAATTTATGATTTTAGACTTGAGTCTGGAACTTATAATGCAACAAATTCCGATATTAATGAGTGGGGACTTTCTTTATATGATGTTCAACCATATTCCTTTATTACGTTAAACCAAAATCATACTTTAACAGTTCCAACTTATATCAAGGGCGCTAACAGTGGTGCAACTGCATTTTTACAATCTGCAGTAACTAATGATAATATCATCACTGTTTATGGTAAGAATGGTTCCTTTATTATTAATGAACCGCTTATGTTCAATGGTGTTCTTGATGGAAGAACTGCTATTGGAGTAACAGAGAAATCATTATCTGATGTTAAATCAGTTTTTGGTAGTCTTGATGGTGTTACTGGTATTAACACCTTTAACGCTGATATCATTCAATCAAATATCTTCAATGTTGGAGTTGCAACTGTTAGTGCTGCAGGAAAAGTACAGAGTTCTAATCCAAGATTCTTGGATAATGTAAAAGTTGGTAACTTAATTAAGTATTCTGATTTAGTTCAATCTGCAGACCCAATTTTACTTGAAGTTCTTAATGTTCAATCTGATCATATTAATGTTGTTGGCGTTCATACTGTAACTGGTGTTGTAGATGGTGGACAACCTGCATCTGGGGTTGTTAGTGTTTCTGATATGAATATTGTTGGTACAAAATTAGAAGCTTCTTCAGATAATACATTATATACTAAACTCACCAAACCAAATGTTGCAACCATTAACTTAAATGATTCTAAAATCACAATTAGAAAATCATTTACAGTTAACATCACGGCAAATGGAGATATTGACTCAGGAACAGCAATCAGTGCTGGGCAAAATGAGTTGTTCTTACCATTTACTCCAGAAAGATATATTTTAATAAGAACTGATGGAACAACAGAAACATTAACCACAGATAAATTTGCTTTTAATAACGCATCTACTCAAATTGCAAATATTACTGGTTTAAGTAATAGTGCGAATGAGGGTGCTACACTCATTGCAACTTTAGAAAAAACTGCTCCTAAATCAAAGAAAAAAATTAAGAGCAGAGTAGAATCAATCATTGTTAGTAAATCCAAGTTAGAAGGATCTGGAATTGGAACCACAACGTTAAACAATGGTTTAGATTACGGCAATTTCCCCTTCGGAACAAGAGTTGAAGATGAGATTATTTCTCTCAATACTCCAGACATTATAGAAATTCATGGTATTTACGAATCTAGCAATATGCTAGATCCATCTGCACCAACCTTAACATTCTCTACTATTACTAGCGATACATCTACTACTTCAGATGTTCTACTAGGAGAACTTTTGATAGGTCAAACAAGTGGTGCAATTGCAATTTGTGTAGAAAAACCATCTAGTTTGACTGTAGCGTATATCTCCAAGAACCAGGTAGATTTTGTTGCTGGAGAAACTATTGTTTTCCAAGAAAGTCTTGTTGAAGCAGTAATCTCTGCGGTTGATGCTGGTAGTTTTGAAATTTCTTCAAACTTTACCTTTAGTAGTGGTCAGAAGAAAACGATTTATGATTATGGTTCTATAAGAAGAAGAGATGGTGCAGTATCTCCAAGTAAGAGATTAAAGATTTATTTTGCAAAGGGATATTTTGATACTACGGATAGTGGCGATTTAACAACTGTTGAGTCTTACAATGATTTTGATTATGGTGCAGAAATTCAATCTGTTGATGGTATTTCTAATTCAGATATTTTAGATATTAGACCTAGAGTTAGTAATTATGTAGTTTCAGAAGGGGCAAGATCTCCTCTGGAGTTTAATGGAAGAACATTTAATGCTAGCGGCAATTCTGCTGCAAATCCTTTAGCGTCTCAAGAGAGCACTGTTCTAGATTTCTCTTATTATCAAGGAAGAATTGATAGAATTTACCTCACAAAAGATGGAAAATTCCAAGTTGTATACGGAACAGCAGCAGACAAACCAGAACCTCCTGCTGCTGTTGATGATGCTATTGAAATTGCAACTATTACTCTTCCCGCTTATCTTTATAACACAGAGCAAGCATCTCTGAAGTTCTTAGAGAACAAGAGATATAGAATGAGTGATATTAAACAACTTGAAAATAGAATTAGAAATCTTGAGTATTATACTGCTCTATCTCTCCTAGAGCAAAAAACTGAGAGCATGTATATCAGCGATGCTGATGGTCTTAATAGATTTAAGTCTGGTTTCTTTGTTGATAATTTCAATTCATTCAAATCTCAAGAAACTAAGACAAATATTAAAAACTCCATTGATAGAAAGAATAAGGAGTTGAGACCAAAACATCATACAGATTCTATTGATATGATTTTTGGACCTGTCGTTGGAGTTGATCCAACAACAGATTTCCAATTCAATATCATTGAGGGAGAAAACGTCAGTAAACAGGCAGATATCTTAACTCTTGATTATAGTGAACTTGAGTGGTTAAAGCAAAGCTTTGCTACTAGATCTGAATCTGTTACTCCTTTTTCTGTTAGTTTCTGGCAGGGCACAATGGAGTTAACACCTGCTTCAGATACTTGGGTAGATACGGTTAGAGTTCAAAGCAGAATTGTTGAGACGGAAGGAAATTATGCTGCTACTGTTGACTACTATGAGAGAACACAAGAATTAGATCATCAAAGTGGATTTGTTCCTATCCTTTGGGATTCCTGGGAAACTAATTGGACTGGAATTTTAGATACAATTGAATCTGATAATAGGTCATCTACAGATAAATCTGCAGAACCAACCAGAAGAGGTGATAATGAAAGTGGAACAGGTCAATTTATTCGTAGAAATGCAGTTACTGTTACTCAAGAAGAATTCCAAGAAACTTTCGATCTAGGAACAGAATCTAGAGGTGGAACTAGAACTATCGTTCATGAAGAGTATGAAAAGACTGCTATTGGCGATAGAATTGTAAGCAGAGATTTGGTTTCGTTCATGAGACCAAGAAATATTGAGTTTTATGGTAAAAACATGAAACCCAATACACAGTTATATCCATACTTTGATGGAATTGCTGTTTCTAGATATTGTGTTCCAAAGTTGATTGAGATCACAATGAACACTGGAACATTCCAATCAGGCGAAAATATTCGCACTGTTCCTCTTAAGAAAGGAGTTACTGTTCCTGTATTCCGTGCAAGATTAGCAAATATTAATCATAAAGAAGGAGAATATAACGATCCAACAAAGACATACCTCAGCAACCCATATGATGGAAACTTGATACCAGGTGATTATGATGCTGTTTCTACATTTTTGAATATTGATACGTATTCTTTATCTAATGAAGTTCAACCACAATACTATGGATATATTGAAGTTGGATCAGTTTTAGTTGGTGAAACAAGCGGAGCAACAGCAACTGTTAGTAATTTAAGAATAGTTAGTGATGAAGTTTCTGATGTACTGGGTAGTTTCTATATCCCTGATACCGTTACTTCATATCACCCTAGATTTGAAGCAGGTGATAGAGTATTTTCTCTCTCTAGTGATGCTACTAACGATGCTGAAAATGTTACCACCATTGCAGAAGAACGTTACTTATCTTCTGGTGTAATTTCGACTGATGAATCCATCAGAAGCACCCGTATTAGTGATAAGAAAGAATTTGGAGAAAGAACTGTTAACAGCAGTCCTGGAACTCAGGTTGTTGGAACTCATGTTCTTAACAGAACTTCTCAGGATAATATTATTGGATGGTATGAACCACTTGCACAATCGTTCTTTGTTGATGATAGCACTGGCGTATTCTTAACCAGATGCGATATCTACTTTAGATCCCGCGACAACCTGAATGTGCCTGTTACACTCTCTATTAGAACAATGGAGAGTGGGAAACCCTCTGCTAGGATTTTACCCCTATCAGAGGTTGTTCTAGACCCCACAGAAGTTGTAACATCTATCGATGGTTCTGAAGCAACTTCATTCATATTCCGTGCTCCAATCTATTTGAAGGGAGAAACTGAATATGCGATTTGCCTTTCCAGTAATTCTACATCATATTCAGTATATGTTTCTAGAATTGGACAAGAAGATATTCTTGATGGTTCTCTTGTTTCCAATCAACCATATCTTGGAAATCTGTACAAGTCAACTAATGCTTCTACTTGGGAAGCAAGTCAGTGGGAGGACTTGAAGTTTAATCTTTACAGAGCAGAATTTGATGATGCAGGAACAGTTGAAGTTTATAACCCACAACTTTCTGTTGGTAATCAACAGGTTCCTAAGTTGTTACCTAATTCACTTGAGATGAGCTCAAGAGTTCTGAGAATTGGTTTCAATACTGCTATCAGTGATACTGGTTTTGCTTTAGGAAATGAATTCTTCCAGAGTGAAACATTAGCAAGTGGAACTATTGTTTCTGTTGGTGCATCTGCTCAAGGCACTTTGACCCTTACCAATGTTGGTGCAGGATTTACTCCAAGTTCTGGACAACTTACTTTTGATAACGTTAATCTTGTTACGATTAGTGGTCGTGGAAATGGAGCAAAAGCAAATGTTACTATTAACAATGGAGTAGCAATTGCTGCTACTGTTGTAGATGGACAAGGTGGTATTGGATATGCAGTTGGAGATGTTCTTGGAATTACTACAATTGGAAGTGCTCAAGTTGGAAGAAATCTTAGATTAACAGTTGCTGGTATTGGTTCTACCTCTTCTATAGTTCTTGATAATGTTCAAGGAGAGTTTGTTGTTGGTAGTGCTAAAACAATGACTTACATTAACAGTGCTGGACTTACCACTACCTTCAACTTTAGTAAGGGTGGAGATGTTCAGATAACCTCTGTTAAAGTATTGAATGATGGCGAACACATTAAAGTTAATCATCAAAACCATGGCATGTATTTTGCTGATAACAGAGTTGAAATAAGTGGGGCAGAATCTGATCTTCCTGCAACCAAATTGCTTACAGCATATGAAGTAGGATCTACCGCTTCTATTTCTGTTGACGACAATACGAACTTTGCTATCTTTGAGGGTCAACCAGTTGGAACAACTAATGCAGGTTATTTGAAGATTGGAAATGAAGTCATTGAGTATACAGAAACTTCTGGAAGTAATCTGATTGGAGGAACAATCACAAGAGGTTCAAATAAAGCAACTTATCCTGCTGGAACTCTTGTTTACAAATATGAGTTGAACGGAATCAACTTATCTAGAATCAATAAGATTCATGATATGAATGATGTAACTGTTAGCAATCCAATTACATTTGATTCCTATCATATCAAGTTAGACACTAGTGAAGTATTCAGTCAAGGTGTGGGCGTTAATAATGATGTAAGAAATGATGATACAACATTCCCAAGATTGTATACAAAAACCACAAAATCTGCTGGGGGATACAATATTAGATCCACCCAGAACATTCCTTTTGAAATCATTACTCCAATGGTTCAGATTCAGAATGCACAAGGAACAACTGTTAACGCTCAAATTAGAACAACAACTACAACAGGATTGAGTGGAAATGAGATTCCATTTGTAAACGCTGGATTTGAAGATGTTCAACTGAACAAACCAAATTATCTGAGCACTCCTAGAGCAGTATTCTCTAAGGTCAATGAAGATCTTAAGTTGATTAACACTCCAGGAAGCAAATCACTCTCTATGAGAATGTCGTTAAATACAGTAGATTCTAGAGTAAGTCCAATTATTGATACTCAAAGAATTAACTGCATCCTAACATCTAATAGAGTTGATCAACAGATTACAGATTATGCAACAGATTCTAGGGTAAATGGTATTGATACTGATCCTACAGCGTTCCAGTATATTTCTAGAGAAATTTCTTTAGAAAATCCTGCAACATCCATCAAGATTATTTTGAATGCATATCTCAATACCTTTAATGATATTAGAGCATTCTACTCTGTTGAAGAAGAACCAAGTTCTTCTCCTGTTTTCATTCCATTCCCTGGACATGATAATTTGAACGTTAGAGGAGAGGTTATTTCTGCTGAAGCTAGTAATGGTAAACCTGATGCACAAATTCAGAAAACTAACTTCCTTTCGGTTGAAAGTAAAAATCTTGAATACAAGGAATATACTTTCACGATGGATAAATTATCACCATTCAAATTCTATAGAATTAAATTGGTTCTGACTTCTACAAGTCAAGTATATTGCCCAAGAGTCAAAGATCTTAGAGTTATTGCCCTAGCATAAAATGGAGTTTCATGGAGTTACGGATCACTCAAATCTCTTGAGGGATCCGAGTACTAATTCAATACTAAACGTTGATGAATTTGGATATCAGCAATACGTTTCCAAGCGTAAAGCGAAAGAGGAAAAGAATCAAAAGGTACAGACATTGGAGCAAGAAGTTGCTAGCATGAAGAGCGATATAAGTGAAATTAAAAATTTACTAAGGGAGTTTTTAAATGGATCCTGATACAATTGAGCTCAAAAATTTATCGAAGATGTTTGCATATACAAAATGCGCGTCTGAAATTGATGAGTGTTTTGATCGAGATGAATTAAGAAATATTGCAAAAGCGTTCTGTAAACTTTATTATAAACAACAAGAAACCCTTCAAATGATAGGAATTCCTGATGGCAAGTAAAAACGTTACATTCGATTTAGATGCTGGAGTAGCAAAAGAAGTAAGTCTCAGTATGCATACTGGAGCAGATTTTGCTACGACTTTTAACATAAATGGAACTAACAATTCTGCTTTTAACTTAACAGGATATAGTGGATCTGCTCAAATGCAGAAAAGTTCTGGAATTGGAGCAACAACTGTTCCAACTGCCACTTTTACTGTTGGAATTACAAGTGCAATTGGAGGAAAATTAAGAATTTCTTTAGGTTCTACCGCGACTAGAGATATTTCTGAAGGAAGATATATGTATAATGTGCTGGTAAGTTCTGGTTCTACCATATATCCACTGGTAAACGGCAATATTATGGTTATAGCAGGCATTTCTTCCGCACCATAAATACTGTTAAGGCAATCTGTGAATAAATGGCACAACCATCAAGTAGGCAGAGTTTAATAGATTATTGTAAAAGGCAGCTAGGAGCACCTGTACTAGAAATCAACGTTGCAGATGAGCAAGTTGACGACTTAGTGGATGATGCCCTTCAGTTTTTTCATGAGAGACATTTTGACGGTACTGTTTCAACCTTTTTAAAATATAAAATAACTCAAGGAGATATTGATAGAGGTAGAGCACCTGGAGGCAATGAAACCTCTGCAGGTATCACCACAGAAACTGCTACCTCTAGTATTGTTGGTTCTGACGTTACGTTCACATATAACGAAACTAGTAATTATATTCAGGTTCCATCTTCTGTTATTGGAGTCACAAAATTATTCCATTTTGATGGATCAAATTCTGTGACTAACAATATGTTCAGTGTTAAATATCAGTTATTCTTAAATGATATTTACTACTGGGGATCAACTGAAATCTTAACTTATGCGATGACGAAGAGATATCTTGAAGATCTTGATTTCATGTTGACCACAGAAAAGCAAATAAGATTTAATCAGAGGCAAGATAGATTATATCTGGACATTGACTGGGGACAGGTTAATGTTGATGATTATCTTGTTATTGAGTGCTATCGCCTTCTTGATCCAAATGATTATGGAAGAGTATGGAATGATTCATTCTTAAAGAGATATCTCACCGCACTTATAAAACGCCAATGGGGTCAGAATTTAATTAAGTTCCAAGGAGTGAAATTGCCTGGTGGAATTGAGTTGAATGGAAGACAGATATATGATGATGCAGAGAAAGAACTAGAGAACATCAGAGAGGTAATGTCTAATACATATGAACTTCCACCATTAGACATGATTGGTTAATACTATGCTAAATCCGTTCTTCCAACAAGGTTCAAAATCTGAACAGAATCTATTACAAGATTTAATCAATGAACAATTGAGGATGTATGGTGTTGAGGTTCATTATCTTCCTAGAAAATATGCTACTGAAAGTAGTGTTTTGAGAGAAGTTATTCAATCAGTATTTGATGATGCATATCCCATAGAAGCATATGTTGATAATTATGAGGGATATGATGATAATACAACCATCTTATCAAAATTTGGAATTCAAACTACACAAGAAATAAATCTAATTATTTCAAAGGAGAGATGGGAAACATATGTTTCTCCTTTGATAAAGAATGAGTCAAATATAAAATTATCTACTCGCCCAAAAGAGGGAGATTTGATTTACTTCCCATTGGGAGATAAGTTATTTGAGATTAAATTTGTAGAGTATCAAAAACCATTCTATCAATTACAAAAAAATTATGTCTATGAATTGAGGTGTGAACTCTTCAGAATTGGCGATGAAGTTATTGATACTGGTGTTGATGAAATAGATGATGTCCTTGTAGCTGGAGAATCTGATGGATTAAGTGAAGATGGTGTATCTACAATTGTTGCAGGTTCTCAAACATTAACTCTTGTAGGAACATCATCAACTGCTACTGCAATTACGAATGTAGTCAATGGAGGTATTCGCAGTATTTCTATTGGTAATCAGGGGGCATACTATCCACTTGCACCAACGGTTGCTATTTCTTCCGCACCATCTTCTGGAATAACTGGTATAGCAACTGTTATTCTGGATAGAACAGCACTGAAGGCAGTTCATTTAACAAATGCTGGTGCTGGATATACCGTAGCTCCTGAAGTTTCAT